GGAGTCTCTTTTTAATTTTAACACAGTAGTTACCTCCTGTGTTCTTTGATCAAAGAATCGGGATAAACTAAAAATGAGATAGAATCCACTGTTAGATTCATCTATCGGTTCATCTAGTTTCTGATCCTCCGATACTGACGAAGGTAGAATTACGTTGACTTTTTCCCCCACACACAAATCGATATTTCCTGGGACATCAATTCGTAATCCTTGTGTATTTAGCATGAAATTACGAGAAATATTCTGTACTATGTAATGCTTACTATAATCCCAGAAATTATTATCATTTTTATAATCAGGATCATCTGGATCTGCTGTGTCTGTACCATTGTAATATTTCTCATGGTCAACTATAGTTGATAAGATCCTAGTTGGCTGACCAGAGAGCTTCTCTTGCATAGGATTCAACTTAGTCTGACTACCTAAATGAGATTGATTATCCCACTCCTTATTTAAGTTATAAGTATATACCTGAAAGTTACCAGAAGATATATCATAGGTCTGTAACTGTGAGGAATATGTTCCTAAACGTAGTGCATGAATTAAATTTATCTCACTCTCAAAATTAACATTTATGATAGAACCCTCACTAACACCATCATCTGCACTATCAATAAATGTTCTTATAGTTCCAACTCCACCAAACTCTCCTTTAGTATCACAAAGAGCATCAATTGATTTAAAATGATATCCCTTACGATTCTCAAAGAACACATATCCAGCACTACCTCCCAATGATTTCTCTTTAGTTGTAGTTTCAGAACTATCATTACCCTTCTTGTTAGACTTAGCAGCAGAAAGAGAACCATTACAAAGAGAATTAATTATTGAGAATGGTGACTTACCATTAGGATGTATTTTTGTATTATTCTGACAAGGAGTTGTAAATACATCCTTCTCTGATTTAATAACACTATCATCACCTGTTAAGATCTCTTCTACTATTTTATCAGGACGACCATCCATTGTCTTAGAAACCTTTCTAGCTTCATTAGTAAGTGCTTCTGCTGATATCAATCCAATATTATATGTCTGTATTTTATTAGATACAGATCTATCACCAACCATATAGACCATCATAATATAATGATACTCTACCTCATCAGGTCCACCAACACTCATGTGAACTTCTTCACCACCAACTATCTTATTAATTACACTTTCACCAGAGTCTAATATTTTAATATTAGCACTTATATAAGGATCACAGATAGATTCAAAATATTGAATTGATTGAACACCAGGGATCAAATTCCAGTCCTTACCAGAATTATCAATTAGATCTAATTTCGTAAGATGATACGAAAATGCTGAGTTATTATTTTCGTTCATTATGCGTTAAGACTCTGAAGACTATTTTGAGCATAAGCAGAAAGATTCTTATTCTCTGTTTGTAGCTGTATCATACTCATTTGAGTACCACCATCATTAGATCCAGAAGTAGAAGCAGTATTAGTAGTAGTTGGCATGACTATAATATTGGGAGCATTCGATGTCTCATTACTAAGGGAAGCAACAGATGTAGATAACTTATTACTCAACCCCTTTGCTCCTTCAAGCTCAGTAGGCATAAACTGCTGCCAATTAGCTGGTTCCCATCCTTCTGGTTTTACAGAATCACCAGAAGTTTGCCATGAATGATGGTAGAAATTACCTTTCTCATCAAACATAGGATCTTCTGACGCAACTCTATTACCCAATTGAGACTGTCCTTTAAAATCAGTTCTACCTTCTAAAACTCTAAGTGCTTCCATAATCTTTGCCTGTCCTTCTTTACTCTGCAATAGAGCTTTAATATCAGGACTATGCTTCATAGTACCATCCTCAAATGCTTTATATTGTCCAGGTGCTGAAATGATCTCCTTTACAGTACCATCACCTCTTGCTTTTCTATTAAGAATAGAAGCAGCAACACCATAGATATCATCTGTACCTTGAGCAGCCTCACCACTAATAGCATATGCTAAGTAATCATAGTCCTCCTCAGTTAGACCCTTTAATTCTCCATTAGTAGTTTTACTACTTGTCTGGAAGAAATTCTGTCCATTGACTTTAGAGATATTGTTAGTATCACCTAAAACTCCAGTCAAATCTGTTGATGCTACTTCTACTCCTTGATTACCCAGAATGTTCTCTGTTGAAAAAGCATTAGAATTAGAACTAATATTTTCATCTCCTTTAACCTCCGTATTATTAATCTCTTCGTTATTATTTGTTTCACCACCCTCTACGGTAACACCATCAACATCAATGCCTTTATTCTTCAATTTCTCAAGAATCATTTCGTTCATTCTTATTTTCTCATCACCGATTTGAAGTGGAGACTTACCACCCATACTAACAACAGCCTCAAGTATTCCCCAAAGTTGTTGTAATCTGAATAAAGGATTCTTCTTCCAATCTTCTTCTTTAAGAATCTCCTCCTTTAATCTTAGAATCTCTGCTTTTTGACCTTCAATGTCTTTTCTTGATATACCATTTGCTACAGAAGAAGCTTCCCATTCTGCTAATGCGTCATTAATCTTTCCAGTAATCATCCCTGTAACAATACCCACAACACCACCTTTAAACATATTCTTCCAATTGATGGTCCTAGGGTTAAGGAAGGTCTTAATATTAAACTTAGGTTTAACAGGTTGAGCAGTTACTTGCTTAACAATGCTGGTAGCAGCATCATCTGCAGTACCTGCACCTGCAGTTACTACATCATCTACAATACCTGTTCCTCCACCTAAGTTTGTATTCGCAGATTTTATGTTCTTCGATATATTCTTACCACTTCCTGAGTTATCAAGAAGAACTTCTTCAAGTACCTCCTTTTTAGTATTATTATTAGTAAGTACATCATCTACCTTTTTAAGCTTGGAATCGCCTAATCGTAACTGGTTATTTTTAGTTTTTACGTTCTTTGATAGATCTTCAACTTGATCAGTAATGTTGATAGCATCGTCTAAACTATTTGTAACATTTACCCTTTTACCAGCTTGGTTAACTGTAGCATCCTTTGCAGCAGTCTTTTTAAACCAGTTCAAAGGATTAATTTTCTTTCCTAATCCCTTTAATGAAAATCCCTTGAATATATTAGCTATCTTAGGTATTAATCCCTTTAACCCATTTAGAATAGATGCCTTAAGAACTGCAGGTAATGCCTTAAACGCTGCAACAGCACCACCTGCAACTGTTACGAAATCGGCAATCTTAGTTAGAATACTATCACCACCTTTCTTATCCTTCTCGTCTTGAGCCTTACGAAATCCCTGAGTTCCAGACAGGAATTCCTCATCTTCCATCCTATCTTCTTGTCTCAATCTCTTAGAATCCGCTATCTGATCTCTCTTAAGATCGATAAACTTAACAAGTAAAGCATTTTGTTGTTCTAATATAGCAGTCTGCTTTTTATTCTCAGTAACTACTTCACTATTAATATCAATTGCAGTACCATCATCATAACTAACTGGATCATAAGCATCTACTGGACTAGCACTAGTGGAAAACATGGATGTTATACCATTAATACCACTTACTATAAAATCATCTACAGCCTGAACAGAATCCTGAACAAACTTAAGATTTGCAGGATCAATAGGATCATCACTACCACCAGCCTTAGCTCTCTTCCGCAGCTTCTTATACTCCGAAATAAGAGTATCAGCAAGACTCTTATCGGTTGTAGTTTTTGAATATCCTTGGGTTCCTGAAGCCATTATCGTTGTGCTTGCTGTTTTTGTTTAAGTTCCTCAAGATATTGGGTAAGGAGTGCAAGATATACTACTCTCTCCCAAGGCATCATATTATCTAGTTCTGTCAAACTATATTTATGGTGCTGCATTAGAGCGAAGTTAGTTTGATAATACTCCTCCAGATTAGTATGGAAGAGTGCTATGCGAAAAAACTCTGCAGCCCCTCTAAGGTATATGTAGACGACTTCTTGGTATTAGGATTAACAACATCAAACTTATGTTGAAGCTTAGGCATTGTTTCAAAGAACTTAGACACCTTATTAAACTGTCTTTGAGTAAGACTCTCAATAAATTCTTTAAGTTCTTTTGGTGTACACTCAGAAGATTCAGTGACATCTTCACCATCAAATATTTGATCTATACATCCAATAATGATGTCTAGACCATCCATATCAGTCTCACCTCTAACCCCAAACTCAATGAAATGATCTAACTTAGGGTATTTCATAATAACACCCACAGTCTTATTGATCATAATCTTATCAGTATGACCCTTTGGTTTAAAAACCTTTACTTCATTGATATTAATGGTATGTGATACTTTAGTCTTATTATCATCCAGGCACACCACATTGACCGTGATTTCTTCTCCTACAGAAGCAGCACGAATCTTGAGGAATACATATTCCAGATCAAAACTAGGTAAATCTTCAATTTTTATACGAGATGTAACACAAGCATTAATTACATCTATAGTTGCTTGTGTTATCTGTTTCTCATCTCCTGAGTCCATCGCAATAAGAAGGACTTTCTCTTCTTTAACAAGAAATGGACGGTATTTAATTTTCTTTTTATTTGAAGGCAATTCAAGCTCATAGGTAGGAGCAACAATCTTTGGTAAAGCCATAATGTAATTTTCTTTTATTTAGTACGTAATGTTATAAACACAGATCAATCTAAGATCTCCTGGTGATGTTGGACATAGTGCGTGATAATGAGATCCATCAAATAGCACCATCTTACCTTTTTCAGGTATAGCTTCATGCTTTACTGGGATAGGATCATTCTCCCAATCAATAGTCTCATATGGTATTATACCATTATTTTTTGCAAACCCAGGACCAGTAGTGGAAGATCCCTCATCATAATTAATCTGTTTATCAAAAATATATGTACTACCCTCTACATTATTAAGATATAGGATAGCAGTATAATGATTTTCGGGATAATCTACATGAGGGTCACCGCAATGATAATCTGGAAAATGATACGTACAGTTTAAACATGATCTGGTTATACGCTTATATTCCAATCCATTATCACGCATGAAGTTTTTAATAATTGTCTTAAAAAATAGATAGAAATCTGAATTAGCTCTCGGATTATCTCTCTGCAACAAAACATGAGAGAATTGAGGAAATTTATTTGTGGTAGTATAAGGATCCCAAATCCAGTTGATACGCTGCTTTGAATTTCCATAAAAGCAGTTATCCATGAAATCATCTACGACTTCTGGATTTCTGATAAATTTTTCAATAATCATAATAATTAGTAGAGTTAGTCACCCCTTGATACTCCATTTTCTGTGGTAAGACCAAATAAACCAAATTCGGGATCATCAGGATCATGACCTCCTCTATCATAACCCGATAACCAAGACCAATTACTAATATCATTATACACCACATGATGCTTAGTATAATGGAATGTTGCTGTAGCTTTAGTTATCTGAGAAGCACCAAATGATAGTGGTACAGACTCAACAGTATATGGATAAGCATCATGTAGTACATGAACTTCAGAAACCCTTTCAGCTTCGTGAGCAATTCCCCTTTCTACCTTTGCTATCCTAACAGTAGCAGTATAATCATCTGGATATCTAACTCTAGTAGTTCTATACTTACTCTTACCCATATCCGTCATCATAGTACCATATCCCTTATCTGAGGTTGATGGTCCATATCCAAGCTTATCAATAGGATCAACTGTACCAGGATTATACTCCGCAAATATATACTGCCACCAAGCATTAATAAACTTATATGGTTCCATATTAGCATCACACATCCATCCTAATTGAACATCAGTATAAAGCTTGGTATGAGCATAAGACATGGATCCTTCTCCTAGAAGTCTCCCCTGTAACTGTCCAGTAGCTGCCTGTGCAGGTGGTAATTGAGCTTCATCACAGAATCCTTCGTATATCTCAGCATTAGGTATAATACCATCAATATACTTCTTCAAATCAGTTCCCATATCAAACTTTACGGCGAATCCATTGGACATCGCCATACCGCCTCTAGCAGCGATTTGTTGTACAAAACTGTTTATTCTGGTTTCAGCCACTCTAAATATTTAAGTGTATACATTTTATTTAGGATGGCTTATTCGGGTAAGTATAAACCGAAGAATCCTAAGAAGTATAAAGGAAACCCAACAAAGATCATATACAGATCAAATTGGGAGAAAAAATTTATGCATTTCTGTGATTCTACGGACTCAATTATTGAATGGGGTAGTGAGGAAGTAATTATTCCTTACCGTTGCCCCACTGATGGTAGGATCCATAGGTACTACCCAGACTTCTATATCAAAACCAGTAAGAAACAGAAATACATAATAGAGATCAAACCAAAGAAACAAGTAAAAGGACCAGAAAGAAATCCTAAGCGAAAAACTACTGCTTGGAAGAAATCTGTTCTAGTCTTTATGAAGAATAAAGCAAAGTGGAATGCTGCTGAAGATTGGTGTGATGATAGAAGTATGAAGTTCAAGATCCTAACGGAAGATCAACTACATGTCTAAACAAACAATATTTGAACAAATCAAAGAAAAAGCAAGTAGTAAGGAACAAACTTCCGCATGGTATAGGAAGCAAGTTCGTCTTATTGCGAAGAATTATACTGACGTTGAAAAGTTGATAAGAGAGGATAAACAAGAAAGCTTAACAGAAGA